GTATTTCATATAGATCATTCGCATTGCTAGATCGTTGACCAGCTTGCTATCCGCTTCGCTATCAAAGTCCGGGTCGCGGTTGTATTGCTGTCTAAATGCTGTTGTGCCCACCTTCTTGGCTTGCGGACTGAACTCGATCATTGAATCGAACGGCTGTTTGGTGTTAATCTCACGCAGTCCACTGAACCAAGCGCCAGCGTTTTTATTAATTAAGCCCTGCGCAATCTCAGTCAACTCCTTGTCGTTCTTGACCGACCGTTCAGCGCCAAGACCATAAGCAACAATAGCATCATGATAGGCAGTTTGAAACTTGTTGTATTCGTCAGGGTTAGACTTCTTGTCAATTCCGTTATCCGTCAGCATCTGCTGCACCGACCCCAGCGTCAGCGCATGGGTCATGTTGGGGTTTTGTATCTGCCCGTTGATGACCTCGCCTTGAACCTTCAACAATCCCTGACGCTGTTCACGAGTCAGCGAACTGAAGTTAGGGCTTAGCAGATCGGCATTGGCGAGATCATTTAACTCATCCGGAGTTGATCCGGCATCTCGATTGATTCCAATCTGCATCAACTTGTAATACTGCAAGTCGCCTTGCTGATTATGTACCACTCCACCGACAGACTGGTTCTTGCGGATCTGTTGCAGCACCACGGACTGCGACTCAGGGGATAGCTCAAGGTAATGGCCCTTGAAGTCCGGATTCGCTGCCTCAGCCGCCTCAATGGAAACCGGGACCTTGCCATCTTTGCTATTAGTCCCGTCGATAGTCTGTAGCAACGACGAGCGAGCCATTTGCTCAGATTTGAAATCAACCTGTTGGCGGGTGTTCCAGAGAGTAACAGCGCGCTGCTCAGCATTGTCGGCAAGCTCACCGTTGCCGGGATCGGCCTTAGCCGCAGCACCCCTAGCCTTAGCGGCGATAGCGGCAGGCTTGGTGTCAGTGTCTGTGCCAACGTTGACAGTGTGCGCAATTGTGCTGGCGGTTTTATTCAACACCGCCGAGTCGATGCGGCCTTGGATAATATCCGCATCGGCAGGCTGCAACAACCCTTCCGAAGTCATCTTCTTGAAGAACGCCTTGCCATCGGCCGGGTCGGCGTTGCTGCGGGAGATGGCTACTTTAGCGATTTGCTTGGACAGATAAGGTGCAGCAAGATTGTCATTATCCGGTGTGCCTGGAGCAAACCCAGTTAAATCATGTACGTGATTCGCGGCAGTTTGTTTAATAGTATTAACTATATTATCGAAGTTTGGTCCGTCAGTAACATTTACAGTTGCTAACAGGTTCCCAGACGCATCAATTTTACCTAGGCTAGCTTGCTTCTCAGCCTCATCCATCCCCTGTCTAGCTAACAAACTACCATGCCAGATCATCATGGATTGAGCGCGTCGAGTGTCACTAAGATATGCTCGCGTACCGACTGGGCTTAGTCCATTAGCTCCGTCGTCCCTAATCTTATCCATATCAGTTTGATACTGTTTAAACCCGTCAATCCTTTCTTGACCCCTAAGCTGATCAAACTGCAAATAGCGTTCGTTCATCTTCATAAAGGCATCAGCCGAGGCTGCATCAGCCTTCATGCCTTCATTAAGCTCTTGCATCGCGTAGGCGCGGTCGAATAATTCCTTGCCTGCGCCCTGCACCACCTCGCCCATATGGGTGATGGCCCCGGCCGTAGCACCACCAAAGGCTGCAATAGGAGTATCAACATGAACTTGCGGCAGCGGGTTTAGCTGCGGAGCAACATCCATAGTGCCGCTGTAGGGGACTTGGCTAGCCATTAACTTGCTACCTGATTGTACTTAAGCCATTCGCTAGACACAGAACTAACGCCACCAAGAATAGATGACGCAGCCCCAATCTCACCAGCAGACATAGCATTGGCTCCGGCCTGGGAATATAATTGAGCCTGCGCCCCGGCAACAGTGGCTTGTTCAGTGTAGCCATAGGCCGTTCTAGCTGCGTTAGATCTGATCACATCGGTATCGAGCTGATTTAGGTGTCGTTGGCTGTCTTGGACTTGTTTATTAGACCCTGAGTTTACATCAAATCCGCTGGAGGCCTGGGAAACCTTGATCTGGCCCATTTGTGTAGCTTGTTTGAGCCCAGCCTGCTGAGCCTGTTGCTCACCTTGCTGAGTGGCAAATGTAGCATTCTGCAGATCAATTTGTTGATTAAGATTTGCTATACCAGACTGATAGTTGTACATTGACTGATTAGCACTACCAGACGATAGCGAGCCGAATGCGGACAGCAGCGATCCGGCACCGGTAGCGCCTTCAGTGACGCCAGCGATTGCACTAGGACTACTCATGTTGTACCTCGATGGTGAATTTAATTAGACCCAGTTCGACTGGACCGAACTGTGCGCCAAGCGATTTCAACCAAGCCATGCTACTGGGATGGCCCGTGCAATGGCCAAAGAGTTCGGGGTATCGATAATGAAATGCCGGTACCCAGCGCCGGGCCAATCGAGCCACCGCCAATCGATGATTGCTGGTGGCTTCGGTGGTGTGGACCCAAACGTAGGCTGAATCGGATAGGGTTGAGGTTGGGACAAACCCAATAAACCCAAGCAGTTCATCGCCAAGTCTAGCCTCAAGTAACGGATCGGCCAACCTTGAGGCCGCGATCAAAGCAGCTGCACCAGTCCAGCCCTGGACCAAGCTTTGCAATCTAACTAAACTAATCGCCTCCATCCGCGCGTTCATGGATCATCCTCGGTTATTAAAGTTGGGAACACACCAAGAATAGTCGCGGGATAGGGATTAGCTTGTTCAATACAATACTGCCCCGGAACCGTGTAGGTTGGGTCCATATAAATACGTGCATCCCCGGTGTACAATCCATTTACAACTTGCGACTGCTGCCCAGTGAGCATTGAGTTAACATTACCTTGCACAAGATCTTTCATGTTGGTTAGATGATTGAAGTCATTACCAACCTTGAGCCCGAGGGTATTTGCCACCCTGACCACCACAGGGTCGATCTTCTTGAGCTTGCCCTGGATCTGGGTGCGGCTGGTGTCGATCGCTAGAGTTTGGAGTTTGCAAGTGTAGCCCAGACCGATCGTAACCACGGTATAGCCAGTTGCACCAACAGGTATCGGCGCAGGTAAGGTAAACTGCCCTCCAATAGGCATGACGAACGGCGTGATGATTGTGATGTTGCCGAGATTATCGGTAGCCAGCCCGGTGACTGTGCAAGCATTGAGTTGTTCAGCGCCTTGGAAGCTTAAGGTTGCGGCGCCGTTGTATTGCAACCCAGCATCCACGCACCAAGCTCCAGCCAGTCCGTCGACCAAGGCGCGGTCGTCGTTGCGTTCGATATATTGAACTGTGTAGCCATTAACCACACGCTGTATACAGGTATATACAGCATCAACATTACCAGCATCCGAGGTGGCCTCGGTTACGGTGCAGACTGACTGGTATGTACCTTGCGTAACCTGGTGCGACCAGCCAACAAACTCTTGCTCTTTCAAGAACGTTAAGGTTAGCATCAACCCATCACTACGCGTGGCCCAAGCCACATAGAATGGCGACTCGGCCCACGCCCAGCCAGTGATGGTGTAGCCGAAGAATAGGTGAGAGGCTGTGACTGAGATGTCGGTACCGGTGAAGACATTGAAGTAGATATTGTAGGTCAAGTCCCGAACCGCCGAGCCCTTGGACTGCACAAACAGTACATCATAGTTGGCTACAATAGGCGGCACATCGCTAGTGCCAACATTGGACTGTACATTGGCGACGATGGCAGTGGGCGACACAGCAGATCCCGATGAGCCGCCATTGATAAGCCAAGTGGATTTATCGGTCAGCACTAGCATACCAGCTGTGGAGGACACAATAGACTTAATTGTGTTCAACACCCCAGATACCAACGTCTCGGTAATGGCATTGCTAGCAACAACCGGATCGGTGACGTTGAAGTTGAAGTACGATCCGGGCTGAGACATGTAGAATGTTTGGGGAGCACCAAGAGGTGCAGCCAATACAAGTCGCTGCTGAAAAAAGCTCGGAACTGTAGGGTTGCCATTAGAGGTCGCTGTGAGCGTGGCAGTCGCTGCGGCTGCACCGGCGGAAAACACCGGAGTTGGCGCTGAACTATACCCAGCGCCTTGAGTTAGCACGATACCCTGTGTCACACCCCAAGTAACGGTAGCCGTGGCTCCCGTGCCAGCCCCAGATGTTGAGATTTGAACTATTGGATTACTAGGCGTTGAGCCGGAGGTAATAGATCCGGCATTAGCAATAGCCCATGAAGTGATTGTGCCGCCGCTAATAGTAAGCACAGTTAGCACTAAACCATTGCCAAAGTTAACCGTATCACCAATAACAAATCCGGTACCAGCACCAGTTATGGTCGGCACTGAGATTGCACCAAGACTGGCTATAGCTGTCGCGCCTATGCTAGGGGAGCCACCGGAAAATGAAATTAGTGGAACGGTGGTATAAGTGCCTGTAGCAGTGATGGTTAGATAACCGAGTCCGCTACCAACAAATGGGTTCTGTGCGACTGGCGGTGACTGCGAGAAGTCTGCACCAATATTGGAGTCGATAAACTGTGTACCTTTGCAAGTACCAATGAATCCATAGCTAACACCACTCGGCACAACACCAAAGTAGCTAACTGACGATTCATAGACGTTATATGCTACCGCAGTTGTTACAGCACTCCACGAGATGCTGTTTGATCCAGCCACTGTGCGGATGTCTTGTTTGCCTGTCATAGATGCAGGTGTGGATAGACTAGATTCTTGACCATTAGAATCGATCGAAGTTACAGCGTAGGAATAATTCACCGAGCCGGAGGCCAATGTAGTCGATACACTAGGCGCAGCCGGTGCAGTTGCAGTAGAGCCAAAGACGATAGTGGTGATAGTCCAGTTTGTTGTGGTAACAACGGTTAACAACCTGGGGGCATAGTTGGGATGACACAGAACCATTTCATTGGTTGACTGTGCGAATTTAATCATTGCCAGATCAGCTGCGGCGTATGGAGAGGCGATGGTGTAGATACGCTGGGAGGTACCGCCAGAGGTATAGGCAGTGTATGTTAGAGAATTGATGTTGTTACCATTTAAATCGCCAAGAGTAATGTTGTTACCAGCAACAGATTGTATATTAAAATATCGACCATTAAGCTGTGTCATACCCGCAATACCGGATACGTAAATCCAGTCGTTGGCTGAATAGGCGTGGCCGGGGATGGTTAGAACACACGGATTGGCCTGGGAGGCAGCGGTGATGTTAATCGCGGTCTCGACGATCGGCGAGCCTTGGTAGTAGAATCGGATGTAATGGTCCCCAAACTCGAGGACGTAACCGACTGAGAAGCTAGCCTGGAAGGGAATCAATCGAACCGCGGTGGCGGATTTGTAAGCTTGAAGTATGTATCTAGTGCCTGGGCGAGTGCTAGCACCACCCCGGTAGTCGATGTAGAAATTCTCCAACAACGCCGCGCCAGAGTGATATTTCTGGAGATCTACACGTGCGTATAGGTTTGGGCTCCATTCACCGCTATTGAAGGATGCCTGTGCTACGATCTCACCCATGGACAGTTCCTAACCGAATGTGGGCCACATGCCACCCCAGTCAAACCCAGTGAATGGCCCGCTATAGGGTTCAGCAAAGTCAACCCCGCGGATTCGTATCCAGTCAGGGGTGATGTCATTAATAGTAAGCCCTTCATTGCCATCAGCTTGGCGTGCTAGCATAATAGTTTGATTAGCTTCCTGCACAGCGAAGTTAGCGAGCTTCTTATCGCCGGTTAGAGGTATGGTAATGGTTGCCCCAACCAACTTCACGTATGCATCTTGGAATAGATCATCCATTACATTGGGATCAACAACATCTTGGCAATACACCAGCGTAGCGTATTCTTGATTGGTTAATATCACTCGCTGCGGGGCCTGAGTGCCGTAAGTTAGATTGAAGGTTGCTCCGACTCCCGACCCAGAGGTTGATCCTTGCGGCACCGGATTGCTCTGCTGTGCAAAGTACGATCCGCCAATAACCTCCTGCGATCCAGCGGTGTCCCCAGTATACACCGTATTTACAACGGTGGCAGAGGTAATAACTCCCCCGGCCACCATTGCTACGAGCAACTGAACCGGGGCGCCGATGGGAGGACTGGTCGTTGGTCCAGCTGGGAGGGTGATGAGATCGCCGACTCCATAACCAGTTCCTCCATTGACAACAGCGGCGGCCGTTACTGGGTAGAAGGTGTCGGTTTGAACTTTGTATTTGACTGGGGGACCTTGCCAGAAGCTGGACGCTCCCCCAGTAACCGCGGTGGTGATCGGCACACCACCAGCGAATCCGGTTTGGGTTGCTGGGATCATCCAACAAGGGCGAACACAGTCGACGGGGTATTGGTATTCATAGGCCCACGGTGGGACGGGCTGTCCGGGCTGCCACAGGGTCGTGGGCGCGGAGGTATTCTCAGGGGTCCCCGGCGATGAGGTGATGTAGACTAGATTCGCTGCTTTGACTGAACAATTCCACGGTGCCATTCGCAGCAAGCGCCGGCGAATGTTGGTCATGCAGAGGTTTAGTTGCAAAGCCTCGTTTGTTAGATTTCCAGCAAGTTCAGCGTCAGTTACGGACGTGCGTGTGCCGGGGACCTGTAGTGCGCGATTCGCAATGTCCGTGAGGGTGGTCATAGCTTAGTGCTTTCCCTGAGTTCCACAACAACCGTGGTTGGTACCGCTAGCGCCAACGTCGGTTTTGTTCTTGGGACCCACTGGCGGCGAATATGGAAGTTCCTTAACTTCCTTAACACCGCCAGAGGTAGCTCGCTTGTCGCCGGGTTTGGACTCGGGGCCATATTCAGAAAGAATATCTTTCGCCATTAGATTCTCCTACCGGTGGGAGTGCTGTTAGGAGTGGTGCTGGGCGAGACGGGAGTGCCTATAAGTGGGGACTCAGTCTGAGGAGCATACGGAGCCGGGACTGGGTTGTTGTTGAACGTCGAGTTCGCATTACGTTCCTCAAGCCACTTCGATGAGCCTTCCGGCGGGGCGAATGGTTCAATAGCGGGACTGGCGGGAATGGCCCGAGGACCAGTGCCGGGATTAACATTCTGCTCTGCCAACACCCGAGCCTCAGCGTCAGTCTTGGGCTGGTCAGCAGCAAACTTATCCGCTTCGGAGATGGTCGCAGCGTCACGTTCGGCTTGCTGCTTGTCGAACTCAACTTGGTCGACACGTTCATGCGCACCAACTGCACGCTGCGTTACGGTCTGACCCTGCACGATAGCTGCCTGCTCAGCAGCGATCTTGTCTTGATAAGCCTTACGATCAGCATACAATCGCTTAACTTCTTCATCAGAGTCGATCTGCATCTTGTTGATCTGTTCATCAACAAGAGTCTTCATGCCAGACAGCCGAGGATGGCCCTGGAGTTTTTCGGAAAGTGTAAGCAAAGTGAGTAGTGCGTTGATATCCATTGTAATTCTCCTAGTGTTTTCCTTGACTGCCTCGGGGGTGGTTCTGGCGACTGGCTACCGGGGCTTCATAGCCACGGCCATCGTAGAGTTTGACAGATTTGGTTCGTACCTGATGCGCACCAAGGTCGGACACAGCGGCTAGGCTGACCGATTTGGACTTTGGCGCAACAGCCTTGGCCCCATCGACAATGTGTTGATTCGCGGTTCCCTGTTTCATTTCATTCTCCGGTCTTGGGCAACTGCCGATTCAATGGCCAGCGATTGCCTGAGCGCTGGGTCATTTCTTGACGAACTCGTTCGAATGCGCCGGTGTCGGTGTTGAGATCCTCCAACAAATGGCGAAGGCGGTCATCGCATCGCTCAGCTTCTGCTTTGACATGGGGTGGAGCTTCGTGGCCGCCTTCGCGGTAGAAGTTAAGCATGTCATGGATGTCGTGCATGTACATAGCAAATCGGCGAATCTTTTCGGGAACCTCAGACTCAGCATCGGCCTCGGCATTGTTGGATTGGATCAAGGACGATCGGATTTGGGCGATGTCCCTAGCGATGTTTTTGAGTATCTGAAGCTCCTCATCGGTCACGGTTATTT